ACGTTTCATCTTTAAGCATGTAGAGATATCGGGTTGAATACGATGTTCAATTAATTGACCACCTATAAATAAACAAAGTGCAATAACTGTTTGTACCATTAGTGATTCCCGTTTAATTTACCAATATTAGCTCTAACGCTATCTTTTAATTTTTCAGTATCAATTCTTAATCGTTCTACATCCATTTGTAGTCTTTCAATATTAACTCTATTGTTCATCATACCATCAACACGTTCAGTTAATTTTTCTAATCCCTCTGCTATATGTTCAAGAAGCATGAACTGTTCTTGGTCTATGGGAGTTTGTTTACTTGCCTCAAGTAAATCTTTTTCAAACAATTGATTTTTAGTTTCTAATCTATTGAGTCTTTCAATCACACCGAAGGCAAACCACGCGCCAACAATTATGGCTGCGATCAAACCTATTAAATTCCTTAACGGAAGACCGATACTTGTGTTCTCGTTTATTTTTATTGACATGATAAACACTCATCGGAATCAGAATCTAATTCCGCTAATGCTTCTTCCTTACATTCCTTGCTGCAAAATAAATCAAATTCATCTTTTGCATCAAATGCTTCTTCACATTGTTTACATTGTTTTCGCATATTATTCTCCAAACAGCCAGTTAACATATCTTTGCCATAAAGATAATTTTTTTCGTGGTCACAAATATTACAATATTTTTTATTTAAACTCATTTTTTATCCTCAATATCATAAAACATTTTATCAGAATCTTCTGTTACCCAATCAGAACCCTCTACTTCCCAAACGGTATTTTGTACTTTGTAGTCTGGCCATGAGTTATCTGTTGTATAACTATTCACATGCCAAATGATTCTGTTATTTGGCTGCGCTGCATAATTACCATTTTCTAATGCAATTATGTGTGCACACTTGTGCTCTTGCGGAATCTCTGAATGTTCCGTGTTCAGTATATTAGTCTCTGGATGTGCCCAGTCAACCGTAAATAAATACTGTCCATGATAAAATTTTTTATCTTTTGCCTTAAATTTGCCACTTATACCAGCCAGCCAATCATAGCAATGCACAGAAGGCCAATAGCTAAAACAGTTCCACAACTGTAACGAGTCGACTGACATATCCGGCACTTCGGCTCTAGAAAAATGTTTTTGGAAAAACGCGCTGATAGGCAACCTATAAAAGACCGCACCGTTCGGTAGCATAACATGAAATAAGAGCGCCTTCCCACTGATGCTTGATAAGCCGAAGACAACGCAATCTTCACTTTCTCCATGATGTCCGGTAAAGTCATAAAGATACTCCTTCCTTATTTTGCAATAGATTGGTGGTATATTTGCATTTAAATAAGCCATAGTTCCTCATTATTTTATTTCGCCCCAGTTTGGTCCTGATTCGTAATCTACTTTGTTAGGAACTTTTAACTCTACTGCATGTTCCATTATTTGTTTTATTTTATCAGCTTGTGCTTCAGATTCAATAGAAAAATCTAATTCATCATGTATTTGAATATGTGCTAATAAACCTTCTTTATATAAATCAACCATTGCTTTCTTAGTCATATCTGCAGCACTACCTTGAATAAGTTTATTTAAAGCTTTGTATGTAAATGCTCTTCTATGACCATTGTTATGCCAATAATTTTTTTTAGGATTACCATTCGTATCTTTAATAACTTCTCCATCTTGATCTTTTAAGTATGGACCCATTTCTTTTAACTCTAACATTGTTTCATGATCTTCAGCAGGAACAAATGTACCCCAATCAGAACCTCTTAGTATAGGTTCATACTTTGGAAATCTACATCTTCTACCTAAAATAGTTTTTATTCTTCCTCTATTTTGAGCTGCAGCCATAACACCATTAGTTAATTGTTTTACAAATGGAACACTGTTGTGATATTGAGCAAATAATTCATCTGCTTTTTGTTTAGTTACATTTAATTCATTTTGTAATTTAGCTTTACCCATACCATAAAATAAACCTAGATTAATTGTCTTAGCTTCTTTTCTATCTATGCCTGCCATTTCTGCTACAATTTTGTGGAAGTCTGTGTTTGGATCATCGTAATAAGAATCTGCAATTCTTTGCGCAGATTCATATTCAAATCTTATACCATAGTGAGTTACCAATCTTGGTTCTTGTTGTGAGTAATCAAATGTACCCCACTTACAACCTTCTTCAGGTATAAATAAACTTCTAATTAATGGTCCTGTATCTGGATCACGTGCTGGAATTTGTTGTAGGTTTGGATTAGCATAACTAAATCGTCCTGTAACTGTACCACCATCATCAGATCGTATTTGATTTATATCTGCATGTATTCTACCATTATGTTCATGACTTAAAATAGTATCAATGAAGGTTGTACTGACCTTGTTTATTTTCCTAGCTTCTGCTATCATACGAACTACAGGATGTTTATGAGAGGAAATAAAATTTTTAGTAAATGAAGGAGAGTCAGTCTTTTCAGTACGGCTATAAGGTAGTTTCAGTTTTTCAAAAACTTGTGCAATCGATCTTGCAGCCCATATCTGAGTATCTACTCCTGTTTCTATTTTTATTTGTTGCAATAGGTTTTGTTCTTTTACTGCCAGTGCTGTTTTTAATTGATTTGCTTTGGACACATCTACCCGCACCCCTAGGAAACGCATATCAACTAAACAAGGAAAAAGATCAGTTTCAAGATTAAATATATTTTGTAAATCATCTTCTACAATAATTCTTTTTAAATGATGCCAAAGTTTTAAAGTTAAATTAGCATCTTGTTCTGCATAAGAACCTACTTCACTTGCAGGTAATTTCCACATATCTGCTTTAGGATCTAATCCTCTTTCTTTAGCTGCTTGATTAAGTAAAGATTCATTTTTACCTTGATTTAAATATATCCAAGATAATGCATTCAACGTATAGTTGAATCTATTTTCATCAATAATAGATGCTGCAATCATAGTATCAATGATTGTTCCATTTATTTTTATACCTAAATTTTTAATCCAACATACGTCATACATTGCATTGTGAAATATTTTTGTAGCAGGTGATTCACAAACATCTTTAAACCAAGATAAAACTTTATCTCTATCCATGTTTGGTCCTTCACCATGAGCTATTGGAAAATAACCTTTGTAACCATCTACAGCTACAGCTATACCTACAACTTCACCATTACCTCGTATGGCCCCTGAACCCAGTTTCTTTAAGTCTGGATCTCTTGTCTCTAAGTCAATTGCTATTTCTTCCGCTTGTCTTAAATCAGGAAACTCTGTAGGAGCAACCCATTCTGTAGTTGGCATTAACATTATTTTTTCCTCTCCATGTCTTTCATTTTTTTAATTTCTAATTCACAGTAATGAATTACTTTCTCTAAATCTTGTATGCCATTTTTATTTTGATAACGACACACATACTTAATAACATTTCCTTGAAAAAAGGAAAGGTCGTTTTTAGAAATGAATTCGTAAGGTTGAATGTGAAAGTTCTTGTAGTGATTCCCGCCTATCTGTTTATCTTGTGGGAATGCGCTTTCAAACATATCTTTACTAGTCATTTTAGTACCTCCATTATGTTAATTATAAAAAATGTTAGTGTAACTGTTATTAATATATCGCTTGTTAATATTCTCATGTTTATCCTTTATCTGTGGCAGATGTTAATTTGGCCGAGTATGATTGTATAGGGAGTCGAGAAACCAAATTAACTTTTGGAAATACGACGCTGCCACACACCGTATTTGGAAAATTCTCTATCCCGTTCTGTTTATACTTAAAGTATAATTCTTTAAAACTTGTATTCATTGCTTCTTTTTTTAGCTTTTAGTTTATATAAATTATTTCTTGCACGTGTAGCTGCAACATACCAAACTCTATGTTCTTCATCATTTTTATCATCACTTTTTTTCGCTACTTTCTTAGGTGTTCTTCCTAAATCTAAACATAAAATTATATTATCTTCTTCTCCACCTTTAGCTGCATGTATAGTAGAAATTTGTATTCTTGCCGGTTTATCTAGGTCTTCTCCATTATCTATCATATTTTTTATATATTCTCTTTCAGATAATTTTGCCTCTTCAAATGCATCAAACCATTCTACATCTTTATTCCATTTATCTTGAGGTGCACCTATAAATCCTACTATATCTTTTATTTCTTTTTCATCTAATTCAATTCCTCTACACCATGAATTGTAATTGACTGATGCATTGTACAATGTAACTGAAAAACTTTTACCTTTACTAGTTTGAAAATATAAATTTCTTTTTTTCAATTCTTTCAATACATCTACTAATCTATATATAGTTCTTGTAAGAATTAAATATTTACCTTCTGTTAAATCTACTTGATCTAAATTATTTATTCTTTTTGATTCGCCTTCAAAATCTCTTGGATAATAAACTTTATGTTTTCTTAATCCTCTTATTTTTTCTAAAGGTAATTCTGATTGTTCTTGCACTGCTCTCGATATTCTTTTGGAGTATTTTAAAACAGTTTCTTTACCAGGTTCTTGTATAAATCTATTAACATCTGCTCCTGCCCAAGCAAATATAGCTTGGTCATCATCACCTGCTAAATACATATCTTCTGTATTATCTTTTAATCTATCAAATAATTTCCATTGTAATGGAGATAAATCTTGAGCTTCATCTATAAATATAGTTTTAAATTTTGGTAAATCATCTTTTTCAATTAATCTATTAATCATATCATTAAAATCTAATTTACCTGTTTGTCTTTTATATTCTTTTAGATTTGCATCTAAATTTTTTAATATGTATAATTTTATTTCTTTTTTATTATGTTCATTTCTATTATATTCTTCTTCAATTGTTATGCATCTATTCATAGCTCTACCAATCATTTTAAAATATGGACTTTCAATATTTAAATAAAATATTTCTTCTTTATTAAACTTATCGTAATATTTAACTTTAATATTTAATTTCTTACCTATTGCAATGTAGTCTTCAGGCTGCATAACATTTGTATCTTCTAATTGTAATTGTTGATATGCAAATGAATGTAAGGTTCTAAAGTAATTTAATTTTTCTGAATCCACCGGCATTCTATTCCTAGCTATTTCTGCAGCTTTTTTAGTAAATGCAAAATAACCAATTCTATCTAATGGTGTTCCAATTCTTATGTAAGCTTTTGCTCTACTAATAAGTTTATGTGTTTTACCAGTACCTGGAGGACCAAAATATTTATATATCATTATACTATTTCTTCTTTTTTAAAATTTTCTATTTCAATTACATCTTCATCTATATCTTCAAAAAGATATAATGGAATTTTTGCACAGCCTGGAATACCTGTATATGGTTTATTTGTTTTTTTATCTTTTCCAGGAAATCTTTTTCTTACATCAAAGTCTGGTTTTGGTAGATGTTCTTCTTCTTTCTCAAACATTTTTGTAATCATATAAGAAGTTCTTGAAGCATCTTTTCTCCATTCATTATCTTTCAAATCATTATAAAATTCATCAAAAACAAAATATGCATATGTTTCATCTTTCAATACATTACCACTTTTAAATGAGTTATAACTTGTTGCATTTGTACTATGAATATATTGTTTCAAATGTTTCTTTAATATCTCCATAGGCGTGGTCCCTGGAGCCGGTTGCACTGTATCTTGTGTCGCAACTAATGCTTTTATTATTTCATAGAATTCCATACCTTTAATAGGCGGTGGAATATCATCTGCTTGCGCCATGATTAATGATCTTAGTTCTTGTTGATCTTTAATTTTATTTACATCTTTTGCATGCACAGTAACCGTTTCACCATCGTCTCTTTCTACATCAAAATAATATTCAGGATCAGGTTTAAAATCGACTTTAATCAAATTAGATAATCTAGGCCATGTAATTTTTCTATCAGACATGATTCCAAAATTTCTTTTTATACATTCTGATTTAACACAAACTGGTGCAAGCAATGGATCAGTACAACTATGACCTTTGTTTTGTTTTTCCCAGTGTTTTATTTTCTTTTCAATATGATCATCAGTCCATACTTCATCAAATTCAAAATAATTTCTACCTGCTTTTAAAACCATTTTACCCCAGTTGTCAGGATATTTTTTCTTAGCAAAGACCATGTAGTTATATAAAAATCTATCTCTACCATCAGTCATTTTTTCTTTTGATAATATTTCTAAACATGGTGGGCCATCTTTAAATTCTTCTGCACCACCTGTTAATTCATTTTGAATAATTTTATTTGTTATTTGTTTTAATTGTTCAGAAGTCATTTTATTTAACTCAATACAATTTAAAAATAATTCTAATGACATTTCATTACCTGATGGATCTAGTGCAACTCTTTCGTCTTTATTAAAATATGGTAAGTTTATAAAATTACCATTGATAGGATCACCATCTGTATTTTTCCCAAGTTTAGTTTGTTTAGGAAATACTTCTGTTACTATTGGTAGTTTAAATAAAAATAATACTTGCTCTAAAAATTCTTTTATTTCTTTTGCTTTTACAAATTCTTTTGTAAATATATATAAATGCAATCCATTACTTTTTGATTTGATTGGTATAAGTGGTAAATTATTTTTTTGAATAGTCTCTAAATAAAATGCTATATCTAAATCTTTATATATCTTTGGATCAATATCTATTGCACCAAATCTTGCGTAACCATTATCATCACATGGTTGTATACCTATAGATCTTTTGCCATTTAAATGAAGTTGGTAATCATTATCTGTAATTGGTTTACCAGACCAACCATAATCGCCTGCATGAAATTTTAATTTTCCTGTATTAGGATCTTTGTAACCATTATTAATATTACAAAAACCGTAATTACGTTTTAATCCTGTAAAATACTTTATAAAATCTGTCATACCTATTTCCTAAGTTAGAGAGGCAGTCCCAGTCTCCCGTTACTGCCTCCTCTTGCAAGTTATTCACTCAGTGAATTATACAATATCCGCAGTTTGAGGTTTATTGCTTTTCTCGTACTCAGGTTTAGCTTGACCTTTAGACACAGATTTTTGAAACTCTTGTGCCATTAAGTATAAGTCAGCATCCTCTTTCTTAGAAATATCTAAAGCTCTTGCCATAGATGGTTTGTAGACATGCCAGCTTTTACTTCCTGCAGTTTTACCAACAGTTTTTAAATTATAAACTGCTGCATATGCTGCTGGATTGTAAACACCTTTGTCATCCTTAAATCTAAGATTTTTAATCAACTGATTTAATTCTCTCGCAGGTGTTAAGTTAGATGATCTCATAGTAATTACTGCAGGTCTAGGTTCTTCACCTAAAACTATTACATAAAAGTATGCAGTTTTTTCTACATAATTACCATTTGATAATCTGTACTTACCATTTC